CTCTGACACTTTGTGTATAATCACCTACACAACTATAAACGCCAGACACTAAAGCAAGAGTTCTTGAAACAGCGGTATTGCCAACCATCCACCCTACTATAGTGGTGATGATTGAGTTAGCTTGAGCCGATGTATTAGGAAGTAACCCGAATACACGACAATCAACAATAGAGCCTAGATTACACACCCAAGATCCAGTCGATACACCAGTCTTTTTGATGATCGTTCCACCATTATCCACATTCAAATCAGAAGCGTTCCAAACGTATCCACGGGCAAACATATCACCGCTTGCATAGTATCCCAAAACATCGACACTTCCAACCGTAGCAGGATCATCTAAAACACGTAATGCGCTTATGGTGTCCACGTTTGTGGACGTTGTTTGGGTTGCGGATGAACTTAACCCGTCCTCATCCCATTCAGTATCCTTTACGTGTGTGGAGCCGTTGTATTTCCATTGTTCAACAGTGTAAGGTCCAGTACCTAAAAATACTTGTTGTGCCGTTCGTCCATCATTACCAACCGAAACAGGTTGGTCTAGAGTAGTCGTTCTAGTGTAATCAGAATAAACCGTCTTTGGCGTATTTGGGTTTGCTCCCTGCTCGTAGTAGTATAGACGACCACTAGCAAGGATATTACCATTACTATCAAAGTATGTAGGTAGTTGTGGAGTGCTTGGAATAAAGCTCATTATTGATCTTCTCCACGATAAATATTTCTAGGAACGATATAAGACTCAATGGGCAATTCATCATAAAGATATTTAAGACCCTTACCGCCTAAGTCTTGAAGCCTTGCACCGCCTACAGTAGACCCGAGTCTATTTAATCCACCGATAGCACCTAAAGCACCAAAGCCAACAAGAGGACTACCCGTATTTACTCCAGCACCTAAACCACCAAGCAAAGACACCATGTTACCAAGTCTATGAGGGGTTTTTGGTTTCAGTGCTTCACGGGTTGCACCGCTTAAAACGTCCATATATGGAGCCATTGCTTCGGTTGGTTCTTTAAATCCTGGGATTATATCTTTAAGAGTTCTATTTATACCAGCCGTCAACGATTCCGCACCCATTACAGCAATAGGCTCTTTGCCTTCTGTGAATCCTTTTTCAGCAAGGTTTCGTAGATCTCTACGAATTTTTATGACTCCAGCAGGAGTAAGCGTTGCACGACCATTAGCTTCAACCTGTGATACAACTTCGTCTGCCACCCATTGACGAACAGCCTCTCTTTCTTGAGCACTCATCCTAGATTCACTAATATACTGACTTGCTTCATTCATAAACTGATTAGGACTAATTTCAAGCCCTTGTTCTACAGCCTCTTGGATAGACTGGTCTTGCTGTTTAATGAATGGAGCTAACTTAGCATCAATATTTGATTTAAGCTTTTTAGCACCACCAAGAATAGGGACTAGATTGTCATCAAGAGCATATCGAATACCCTCATCACTAATCTTTTTTCTTAATGGATCTGTTTTAGCTACTGAATATCTAAGCGTCTTTTCAGCACTTGTCCCAAGCATTGAGCCAAGACCTTTTGCAAGTGCTGCTCCAGCCAATGGAGATCCAGCAACAATACCAGCTCTAAGTGGATCTACTTCACCAGTATAGGCGTATTGAGCACCAGCTTCACCAGCACCACTACCTATCATATCAGTAAGCATTCCAGCACCTTTTGCTAGGTACGGAGCAACGCCTTTTCCTAATACTTTCTTAGCAACTACATTTCCACCAATAGCAGGGAGTGCATTAATGCCTATGTCTGCAACAGAAGCCCCTAAAATAGATCCTTTTGACCCTCCACCTCTTGCCACTTCTGAGGCAAAAGGGAAAGCGTAAGACGTGGCTTTTTCTCCAAAAGTCATGTCCTCATCTTTGAGGTAAGGTTGCTCCGCTAATTGATTAGCTTCTTGTGATAATAAGTCTGCATCACTTCTAAGTTTGTCTACTTCTTCTTCATTGTAGATCGTATAGTTTCTTAGAGCTTCATCACCCTCAGAAAACCTAATACGTGATTCGGCATGAGTCTTAGAAGCGAAATCTTCCTCATACTCTTCGCCAGTTTCTTTGTCTCTTATTTTCCACATATTATTTCTTCTTTTTTAAAGGTGAAAAATTTCTTTGCCAAGTAGAATTTCCAATAACTAGAGATGGGTGCACTTTATTAAAAATAGCATCATCCGCATAATCAGACGCAAGATTTAGAAGGGTTGTATCTTCTGCCGTTACTCGATCATCCAAATAATCGTACATGTCTTGCAATTGAGCTTTTGTTACCGAAATACCTTCTTTTAGCTTTAGTATTCCACCTTCTACTTGCTCGACAAGGCCCAATGAACTCATAAGCATAGCAAGGTCAGAATCTCTGACAATACCGCCTTCGTCAATGCCTTTCATAAAGCGAAACATTGGGACGACTGCTTTAATACCAAAGACACGATCCCCGTCCATGTCTAAATATTTTTTGATAGCGTTCTTTGATTCTCTTACTCCACGAACTGACTTTTCCAAGTCTTTTGCTTGGCCTTTGTACTCGTTTCTAAGCTTGTTAATGTCATTCCTGTTTAAGTCTGTAAGCTGTCTAGATACATTATAAGCATTTCCTAGAAACGTAATTGAATCATCGCCAAACTCCGAACTTTTACCAGTTGCCATAGTTTCTGCTAATTTGCTTTCCTTTTCAACTTTTCCAAGTTCAAGGACTCCCTTAACATCAGCACCAGCAACAGAAAGAGCTTTTCTAAGGTAGTCTTTATTATCGCTTGGAGCAGGAACTTCTACATTTGCTCTAGTCTTTTCATCTAGAGCATCATACCATTTTTTATAATCTTCTGGGGACTTCAATAACTCTTGATAGCCTTTATTGATTATTGTTTTCTTTTGGTCTGTGGTAAGTGCCTTTTCAGAAACTGTCTTAGTCCCTAACATGATGGCATTATCTATCCATGCTTGTCTTGTTGCGCTTTCCCATTCAGGAATAAATAACCCTGTCTTATTATCTTTATATCTTGATCGTTCGGCATCCCATGTAGTCTTATCGTTAATTCCCTTAAATAGTATACCTAACTTTGCGTTAAAAGCATTTTTCTCGTTATCTTTCAATCCAAGACGTTTAAGCTTTTCTTGCTGTTCAAACAATGAAGTCTTTTCTTCTACGCTTCTAGCTTGTTGCTCGTATCTTGAAGCCATTGTTTCGTCTAATGGATACAACAAACGAGAAAGCTTTAACGCTCTTTGTTTTCCATCTAATCCCTGAAATTCAGGTGAATTAGGATTATTGTATTTCATAACTAAAGCATCAATCTTCTGTTTCTTAACAGCATCTTGCTCTTGTTGTTGGCCTTCTCTATATCCACCTACAATCTCTCTAGATAGCTTGCCGAATCCACTACCCATTTGCTGTCCAGCCTGAAAAGGGCTAATTCCTTGAGTTGGTGCTTGTGCGTTTATTCTGTAATCGTATGCCATATTATGCCCCTAATCCACCGCTGATACCTTGAAGGAATGCACTAAATCCATTTGGTGAGCCTGCTAAATTCGCATTCGTAGTAGCACGATTTCCGATGTTCTGAACCTTAGAAGCATCTAAGCCCTGTCTAATCTGATTCAATAGATCTTGTTGTGTATTGAATTGCCCACCCTGCATATTAACAGCACCTTGTTGGGAACTTAATCCCTGCATCATGTTACTACGATTATTTGTATTTGCAGTCATCAAATTATTGAAATTATCCTGATACTGCTGATACTTGTTCTGTCCGACACGTTCTGCAATTCCACTAGCATTATTGTAGTCTTGAGCACGTAAATCAGATGTAGATCTAACAATGGCCTTGCCAGTAGCTCCACTAAACAAATCTCCTTTGTTGGCCGCAGAAGATTCCAACTGTCCTGTAGCACGATCAAGTATATCCTGAATCATAGGATTAAAATACTTTTGAGTCTCTGCTACTTGATCGTATTCAAAGCCTTGAGGTGCCTGTACATCGTATTGACTGAAATCAGCGTTTTGTAGCTTTCCAATTAAGTCTTGGAAGTTTCCAGCGTATCCCTCAGTAAGTGGCGAATAGGTACTATTTACCTCACCAATACGAGAATTAGCCATTTGCTCAATCTGATCGTCTGCAAGACCTAATTGCTTTAAATAAGCTCGCATTCGGTCTTGATTGTTCTCATTCGCTAAGTATCCACCAACACCACCAGCGGCACCGCTAACCGCTAAAGAATATGGGTCAAAAGCCATGATTAGCCCCTTTTGTTTCTTGTTGGCTTAACGTAAATATAGGTTTTACCTGTCAAGCCAGTTATGTTTAAATCTTTTCCTGAGTCAATTGTTTTAATAGTCTGAATATCGCTATTAACAATTTCTACCACTGTGTTATTAGATTCAAATGGTAGCACTAAAGTCACATCACCAGTGAGTGATACGACCATACTGGATTCCCAAATAAACCCTCTTTTAATCCACCATCCATCGCCATCTATTCCACCATCCCAAGAGCCGTTTCCATTAACGCCTTTTAATGAATTAACAACTAATTGAAAGACTCTTTTTTGGTCTTGTTCGTCCGTTGGGCTAGAATCTCTTCCTGTTAATGTTGAACTACTCATGGACTTTCTTCCTCATCAAAAGCAAGCTTAATTGAATAGAATTGATGCGCTACTTTTGTGCTAGTCGTAAATCTAAATGTTACGTTCTTTGTCATTCCCTTTATATTCCAACGCATCTGTTTGTCATATTGGCCTTGTCTTCCCATTGACTTAGGCTTCTTTATTCCGTAGGTGTATCCACCATCCTTAGAAATCTCAAGGTTTATAATCGGGTTCGCTTCTGGCCCTGTTAGGCTTGGAGTAGTACCAACTTGCCCGTCTAAAGTGACTCGCTTTAATTGCATCAAATTAAGGTCAGACCAATAATTCGGAGTCACAAACTCTCTAGCGATTATAGTTCCATCATATTCAGTATATGCTTCATCTGAAATAGAAGCCAATACACCAGCGTCCAACGTACCAGCAAACAACCCTTTAGAAGTATTCACGAAATACGCATAGGGCCAATATGTGTTAATCCCTTGATTCAATAACCGCTTTCCTCTGTCATGCCAAATAGGAGAGCCTAGCTCTTGGCTTGCTTTAATATCATAAACGATGGTTACGCCTTCTGATTGAAAAGTCAGTACATAAAACTGATCTGATCCAGAAGCATAGCACGATCCAATAGCACCATTTTTATCTGTGAAATCAGATATTCTTTCCTCTATGGATTCGGTGCTTATTCTTTGTATGCTTGTTCCATACCCCATATAAACGCCATTATTTCCAACGTCTGATGAGCCTAGCCAAAAGATCTTATTATCAATAGTTGCAGTACTATAGGTGGCCTCACATCCTACCTCTTGGCTTGTTCCATCCACTAAAGCATATGGGTTATCCTGATTATCCGATGTGCTCCAAATCTCAAGAGTACGAAAGCCAAACGCCCAAATAAGATCGCCATTTAATTTGAATGCGCTTAATGGGTCGCTCTTGGTCTCTGCCGTGTAAAATGATGCAGGGTCAATATTTGAACTATTTAAATCTGAGTACATGAATTGATCACTAAATCCAGTGTCTACAAGCACCCTTTGTTTAAGGCTCATAATTTGTGTTGGCTGAATTTGTACCGCAGTACCCGGAGCCACTGGCAAAGATACAGCAGTAAGAACACCAGCGCCATCTACATGATCCATAGGGCTTGTGTACATTCCAGAGCCATCTACAACAAAGAATAAACTCCTATTATTCGTCATTGATACAGGATTACCATTGTTACCGATAGTTCCAATCTCATAGGCTTGAGTCACGTTAATATCAAACCGATAGACCTTATCACCGAACACACCCCAAATACGAGAACCATAACTAGGGGCTGGCCCACTGCTAGACAAGTACAACCCTCTGCAAGTCGCATCATCAGTTGAAACATCTACGGCAGTCGTAGCACCCGGAGTAGTCTTCACAGTAATACGAACCTTTGCAGATCCATCACCATGAACAGAGGCCATATAGTTAACAGCTCTTGAAGAACTAAGGCTCTTGGCTTTTAGCTCAGAAGATTGTGCGATTAGATCAATCACCGCCATGAGTTACGACCAGTTATAATATTTGACCTAGAATTTCTTGATCTAATTGAATGCAGATTTTGGGATCTACCATTTGAGCGTGTAACTCTTGCTAATGCACTATCATAAAGGTTTTTAACCCTATTAAGAGCACTGTCTGATACTTGCTCATAAATCCCAACACGAAATGAACCAGCAGTGATGATTAACTCATTGTATTCGTTAGGAACAGAAAGAACGTCTCCAAGTGATACTTGTGGAATTTCTCGGTTATATGTCAAAAGAATAGACGATCCACCGCTTGGCTTCACATTGAAATAGATAGACGAATTAGGAACGTCTTTCACTAATGAAAAATAATCAGGAGAGCCAGTAGTCGTATTTGGATTTCTAATACCCAAGAGTTCATTAATATCTAGGCTCTGCAAAGGAAAGCTTGCACTTGACATACTAGGGTAGTATTGAATGCTTTGAATAAATACAGGTCTTTGTGCGTCGATGTCTGCGGAATCAAGCCCAATAGTATACGACTCTTTAGAGGACGTTATATCAAATTTTTTAATGACACGAGAAAAAGGGAACATCTGCATTAAGTTTAGTTGTCCCAAAGCATCGTTTAACTGTGTTAGTCCAGTAGATGGTTGGTCACCTTCTGCAGCTTCATCATTTCCAATTACTCCACATAGTCTGTACATTTGAGTGATAGCACTATTCACATCTAAAGACATAATAACCTCATGTAAAAAGAGGGACGGGGCACTATTGCCCCAATCCCGTTATTTATGGATTACTATGCTTTTACGAGATAGATAGAACACCAGTTATCACGACCAAGCAAGAATCCTTTCAAAGCATCCCAACGATAAATATTTTTACCTGTTAGAATGTCTGAGTCAGCTTGACCAGTAATCATAGTGGCCTTTCCGTTCGCAACACCAACACGCTTAGAGTTTACAAGTGGTTCCATTCCGATAGAGGAAGTGATGAACGCTTGCTTATTCCAAGCAATGCCACGCATATAGGTTGAGCTAGCATCTGTTTTGATCGTAGCTACTACACCGATCGCAATCTCATCAGAGACAACACCAGCACCAGCAACATTTACCAAAGTAGGATCAGAGGTATATACAGCCTTAACTGGAATCGTTAAGGTATCACCACCAGACACTACACCATCAGCGTTCGCAATAAATGCGTAGTTCGACTTAATCGCATTGCCATAAATGTCAGTAGCATTGACTCCAGCAAGTTCTACGATTTCACCTTTCTTGAAAGTACCAGCGATAGAAGTAGCCGCAACTAGAACTAATGATGTAGCACCATTAACTACAGCAGTCTTAACAGTCAATGCGCCAGTTACTACATGAGTACCAGTATTGAGGTTTTCAATATCTGGTGTTTCATAAGACATTGCTCCACGGAACTTACCGATTTCACCTTCAAACCAAGACTTTGATAGTCCAGTATTAGGGTTAAAATAAGCTATTGCAGAGTTCTGAATCTGATTAGACAAGTCAGGATTGAACGCCATGAACATGGAGCCTTTTGCACGAGCCGACTTAATGTTAGCAAGACAAGTACCCATATCTTTATAGTCGCCAGAAGTAGCATTGACAACACAGGTAGAAGAGTTCAATAGAATTTCTTCGCAACCCTTTCTCTGCATCTGCGAACCCATCTCTTCACCGTATGGCTTGGCGATTTGTTCTTCATAAGATGACAACGAAAAGTTTTCTTCTAAAGTCGTTAAGTCTACACCTTTATGATATTGAACCATCGTGACGGTCTTTTTACCATTTGCATAGACACGACTCGTAGAAGTCATATCTGCACCAGTTCCAGTAACTCCAACTCCTGGGATCAATACTTCTATAGTAGTCCCTTCTCCACCTTTTTTGGTTGGATTGTATTGTGTGTTACCATTCATAAGAACACACATCGCCCGTTCTACTTCTGCTACGAAAGGAATTGCTTTTGTTGAATAATTAATAGCCATTTTGTTTTAACTCCCGTAATTCTTTTTCATATAGGCATCGTATAGATCCTCATCAGATACAGCACCTTTACCAGAAGAACTACTTTGCACGCTGCCGATAGGGTCAGGTGCTTTAGTGATTTGTGGTTTAGTTTCATTTGAAGAACCTCCACCCTGATTAATCACTTTTTCCAAGTCTCGCAAAATCAAACTACGGACAGCCTCGGATTTAGACTTAATATTTTTTAGAATATCAGGTCTTAATGCCAATACTGTATAGAGCTGAGGGCCATCGTCTGAATAGTCTAGATAGTCATGGACATCTTTAGGCAAGCCTAAGTCTCCATTCTTTTCTACTAACTCGTTAAACGCCTTCTTGTCCTCCGCATTGGTAAAGGTTTGATTAACCTTATCATTCCAATTTTCAGAGAATACCCTATTGTTTTCGTTGTCAATCTCTTGAGTTAATGACTTAATAGTTGCCTCTTTCTTGTAGTCCTCAAACATGGCCTTAGCCTGTTGTTTCGCTACCTCAGCAACATATTCCTCATTTGTCAAAAAGTTATCAGGTTTAAGCTTCTTCATGGGCTCGGGCTTAGCTTCTTGAGCCTCTTTTAGTTGCTTTTCCAAAGCTGAAATACGCTCATGAGCTTCTTTCTTTTGCCTTGTTAAGCGACCAATAGAGCGTTCATATCCACTCTTTCTTTCGCCTTTTGATGTTGGTTTTACATCGGTGGCTTTATCTTTGGATTCATCTACATTCGTAGACTCTTCCTCAGATTCAACCTCTTCACCACTGGCTTGTACTTCCTCTTGCGAATCTTCCTCTACCTCGGTTCCCGCCTCGGTGGATTCTTTTTCGTTGAGCTTGTAATACTCACCATAACTATCAAGACTTTCGGGAGTTAGCTCTTGATCACTACTAACATTTTGTTGCTCTGCCATGTTTATGACTCCTACAGATTCAAAGGCTCTGTCAGACCTATTAATTCAAATATAAGTATATTCTACTATTCAAAGGTCAAATCATTTCGCATTCCATCAATTGCCGTGTATTTTGGCGTTTGTTGCTGAATCTCAATGATCGTATCGGGTTGAGCTTGGATCAAAGATTCTGCTAATTCCTTTTCAGCTTCAAGCCTTTGTGCCTCTGCATCAGCAACGATCTTCATTTGAGTATCCACTAGCTTAGTCTCATCGCTTCCAGACTTAGACTGCATATCCATTACTTTTAGTTGTAATTTGTTGGCATTGTTGGCATCTGTCTTGTATTTATCCATAGCGGTTTTTTCAGACTCATCTATGATCTGAGTAGTTAGCTGATTGATATAAGTTACGGCTTGTTCAAACTGTTGCTGTAATGCCTGCTTATCAGCCATAACCTGTTGCATCTGCATCGTCATTTCTTCCATAGCCTTCACAGCCTGCGGATCTTGATTAGCTTGATCGTCATTAACGTCAAATCCTAGGGTTTGACGCATCACGATTTGAAGCCGCTTTGCAATCTCGTCCGCTTCGTCTGCACCAGACGCAAGAGCCAGCTTGTCTGCAAAGGACAACGCAATTTGAGGGCCAACGATATTAGAGATAGCCAAGAGCTTATTAAAGTTCTCGCTTTCCTCATTTGATACCATCGGGCCACCTTCTGCCGTGATCTCGAAATCATTAGGATTAAAACCGATTTCAGAAATATTCAAGGTCTCGTTTCTATACCCATCTTCATCATCATCAATTGGAATTTCTCGCTCTGTGTCGTAGATAGTATTCAGTAGTTGACCTGTGATTTTAAAGATGACCTCGTTTGCTTCACCTGCATTATCCATGAACTGATAATTGTTGATGTCCGCAGACTTTGCACGGCTAATCGTTGCAGTGGCCGTCTCATTCATTACTTGATCCGTAGCAACACCACCAGGCTGAACGCCTAGAACATTTGTCAGCAAGTTCTGAAATGTTCCGAGTGCTTGCATGTGGTCGTTTATCTGAGACGGCCTATTAGAATCAATTGGAGGGCCAAATGCCTGCTTCCCATCTTCCGAAAATCCTTTGTACCGCTTAACACCGATCCAACCTTTAGAATTGTGCTCTTCTAAGTAGTCAGCAACAGACTCATCTACAGCGTATGTAGTAGGCTTTGGACGCATTGCAATATCTTCACCCATACCTGAACCAATGTAATTGATTAGCCTAGAAACACCCCTAGATGGCCGCCTCATTCCTTGATACTCAACTTTGCCATCACAATACACGGATTCACCAGCGTAGCGAGTCAATGGGATAATAGTTAAAGGCAGTTCAGTATAAGACACGACATTATTACCTATGATCGTATAACACATCACAGTCGTCTTAGTGGTTTCTCTGCTCTTCATCTTTGAGTTTTTACGGGCTTTATCTTGAGCAATGGTTTCGCCATCTTCACTTAGATAAATCTTTGTCTTTACTTTCTTACGTTTGAAATACTTTATTTCAGCTACGCAACCCTCTGGAGAACTCCACCTAGTGTCTGATAAGATGCAAGGCTCATCGTCGCTGAAAGTAAGCCCGTGTTCTTCTTCTGCCGCTTTCTTTCTTGGGAATCCAACAAAGAATTTTTCATCCGCATCCATAGCCGTAGCCGTTTTCACATTTGGATCTTCACCTACTAATTCAGGTGATATAACACCCTCGTAGTAAACCTCTTGGTTCCAATCTTCCTCACTAGAATATTTTGTGATTGTCGCTACATATCCAACACCACCCTTGATCTCTCTATCTACTGCGACAACAGAAGCATTTCGAAGCCCACCTTTGCGGCATATCCCACGAATAACGCCCTGAACGAGTCTTGATTTCTCTTTAGCTCTTGCAGATCGTGCCTCAACCTTTGCAATATGTGGTGCTTTTCGATATTGATTGATGACTCCATTGACTGGGACTCTTGTCATGTCAAATGTAAGAAGCGCACCACCTTGATCAATCACAACCTTATCATCTTCCTTATCATACATCTTGTCATTTTCAAACTCAAGATCCTTGATCTGTCTATCAAGAGATTTGCCGTAGTGATCATCTGATCGTTTAGCAAAGTCTTTAAAGTCTGCTAATACTTGGGCTTCTTCATCTGGTGTTAACTCTTTCATTGTGTACCTTACTTTAAATTATGGGGCTGGTAGGAATTGAACCTACGACCACTAGAATATGAGTCTAGCGCTCTTCCAACTGAGCTACAATCCCTTTACTGCAAAAACTGGACTCGAACCAATAACCCCCTGATTAACAGTCAGGCGCTCTACCAATTGAGCTATGATGCATCTATTCATTATTAAACTATACGTCTGCTGACATATCATGCCTCCATGTATATTATAATATTCTAAATATATGTTTATCTACGGAATTTTCCTGAATTCAATACACTTTGAGTAAGTTTCTTTCGTTTTACTGCGCTTTCCACTGTGTTTTCACGCTTAAACATATCTTTTCCATGTGTTTCTAGTGTCAAACAGAAGCCGTCCGCATGGTCTGTACTTCTATTTATGATTTTTCTTATATCATCCTTAGAAATCATTTGCGCTATATTCTTCTTATTTGGAATATAGAACGATGACTCTAGCTCTTGAATTAGAGTTGGGTTATTAGGTATTCCACCGCCATCAATAAAGTAATCCTCAGCCAACCCGTAAAGCTCTGTACGCTTGTTCGCATACTTCTCTGGGTCACTAGCAACGCTCGCAAAGTTAATGGCGTGCACTGGTATTCCATAAGCCTTTAGAGCGTCAGGCAACCATGAGCCATGGCCCGTACTATCCACGTTAACAAAGTCAGGCCTATATGATAGCATCATGTTTCCAAGAATCGGCCCAAGGATATCAATATCCATCTCATCATGTGACTCATACACCATGATAGACCTACCACGTCTGACATATATAGTAGTAGGGTCTCCACCTTTTCTGGCAATGTCAACGCCAATGACAACCATATCATCATCTTTATAGGTAGGATAGTCATCTTGTATAGTGATGTGCCTTACCATCTTAAGCTCTGAGGTGTCCAGATACTCACCTAGATATAGGTGTCTGTATAGTGCTGGCCTTGTCTTCTTAATGTGCTCGGCTTCACGTATGAACTTTGCAGACGTGTGGGGATTGTCGTGGTATGTATGCTTGAACACCCGTGTACGTGGTGGTGGCTCATTCTCTACAAACATCTGAGCAACTGCATTAGTCTTATGCTTGTTATTGCCGATTATCCAAAGCTCAGATCCATCTTGCCTGATTGTAGGCATTAAGACGTTCACTAGACTATTCTCTGTGATGTCTTCACACTCTTCAATCAGCGCAATGTCAATCTTTGGAATAGACTTAAGGCCCGTAGGATTACGTGCCAAGCCTCTAAATATGAATATTGATCCAGTGCCCTTGTGGTAGATTCTATGCTCAGTTATCTTGAACTCATCGGTATATCCATTGTCATGGATAAACATTTCAATTTCAGCTTTAGAGCTGTCTGCTATGGAGTTCTGGTATTCACGAGTACACAGGACACGAAGAGTGACAAGCCTTGCTATTTCTACCAAGGTTCCTAAAAAATTATGAGTCTTGCCAGTCCCTCGCCCATCTAAAGCGACCTTGTAGTCATAGTCAGGCGATAGCAAGTCATCATAAATCTCAAGTCTCTTAAACTTTGCCATCTATCTTGGCTTTAAGCTCTTGATAGCTCATAACCTTGTTCGCAACTTCCATTATCTCCTCAATGCCAGTCCATCCGTATTGGGTCTTTAATGCATGTAAACCGCGTGATGGGCATTCAGGCGTTTTTTCGTATGTGTTGCTTGCTAATGCCGTTCTAGCGACTTCATGGGCCCATTTAACATATGGATTCTTTTCTTTCCATTCATGCCAAGTTGTTTTTGCTAGAGAGTGTTTCTTGAAAAACGCTTCAAATATTTGATTCTTTTCGTCTTTCACCCATACTAGAAGATCGCCTGTTATGGCCTCTATTTGCTCCTCTGTATAGTGTGGAGCCTGTTTCTTGACTCTCTGAGGTTTTGGCCCTCGCTTCTTTCCATCATAGGGCGTTCGTGTATTTTCTGTTTCTGAGTCGGTTAAGCTCATGATTAGCACCTCTGCTCGTTAAAGCCGTTTAGCATAAATATATAATAATACTCTAATACTCGTATACAAAAAGAATGGAGCTAACTATTGCTAACTCCATCTTATTGCTTATTCCTCTACCCCGCATGGATTGCCTTCTTCCGTTTTACCCCAAAATCACATTTTCGTATTTTGCACATTCTTCCGTCTGTTTTATGGTGGAACACAATACCTTCAATGTCTAATTCAGAATTTGATAAGTAGTTTTTTAGTCCATCAAATGAAAAATCATTTACTGGCAATATTTCAATACCGTGTTTTAATAGTATGTTACCAGTCAAATGCTCTGGATTTCCTTGTACTTTTTCCCCACAAAGTTCGTACGTTCCATTTTCTTTGTTTTCTAAAGCATCAAATCCTACAAAATGCCATTTATCAGCTTGGTTGTTCCGTTCGCATTTAACCCAGTGTGGCCAATGTCCTGTAATATCATCAGGTTCTTGACATGGTATAGCGTTTTGTGGTACTTGCTTTCCCTTCTTAGGATCGTACCGCTTATACAATTCACCTTCAATAATTGCCGTTGCAGTACCATCAAATTTCCGCGTTGGAATGCCTTCACCATCAATTACCCATTTATTTTCTGGGGCAATTTCATCTATTACTCTACTTAAATCCTTAGAGTCTTTTTTGTAAAGTGTACTAATCTTTTTCATTGTTTCTTCTCCTTTCTTGCCAACATGGACGCTAGCTCCATCCAATTACTAAAGGTTCTCTAATACAAAGATAAACAATAGCATTAACGGGACTATTACTAGAAGTAGAGGCATATTATTATTCATCCTTATACTCAGTAGCGTACTTTTTCACAAATTCCTCATAACTTATCATACCTCTATCCCGCATGGTGAGCCGTCTTTGTGTGTCCAATCATTCAAAAGATCAAGCGGGGATATATAGCTATTTCCCATCGAAAGCCCTATAGAGGTGCCCCAGCTCATAACAACCCTAACCGTACTACCATCAACTGAGTACAATATCTCCCCCACAAGCCCCTTAAGCTCTTCATCATTGTAATGGCGTAGTGTTGGCTCTTTTTGGGGTACGCACTGTGACCAATTGTGAACATTAAAGGTTGATCCCATCACAAAGGACTCTCCATCCTCAGACGGAACCGCCAACACGACTGGGCTTTGCATTATCACAATAGCTAACCGTTTAGTGCTCGCATTATCCCACACCCACATAACAGGATACTCCACACCATTACGTGTAACTGATTTCTTTCCTTCTAAATTCATTTCTTCTCCTTTGATTTCATCTAACGTTCCGAGAATAAGCGAAGTTGCCAACGGCAATTTGGGAGAGCCGAAGGCGAACCGCTTATTCTTTGTTATGTGATGGAATAGGTAACGGAACCTCCACCCATCCTGTTTGATAACAAAACTCCCAAATCCTACCATCCTCACATAAAGCATAAAGCATCATGCCCCCGTCATTCCCTGCTGATGCAATCTGTATTATCTTCCCCATATAAATCTCCTATTCTTTCACATAACTTGTGGATAGACGACATTACCAGCAATACTCTGGATCATCTATCACCTTTGAATCTGCCAAAACCGAATCACCAGTGTCGTTATACACGACAAGACTTGTCAGAGTATAAGATTCAAGGATGACTACAGGCCTATCATAGTAGCACCCACGCTCTACTGTCTCGCTTTCTTGCACTGGGCCAGCGATCTTTTCAGAAGCACACGATACAAGAAGTAAAGAAATCAATAAAATGTAACGCATCATAACCCACCTGTTAACTTTCTTTCATTAAATATACATATTATTTTGCTTTTGTGTATAAAATATTATTACATTTCTTTTTGTGGCAAGAACTTCGTTTCACTTTCCACGAATTCAATCTATGAGACGACAAAGACACGTATGTTAGTAGCGAAATTTCTCAATTACGAGATTCACAAAGTAGACGACAGAAACTTTGAGCTTTGGGTACTCCGATACACAAAGAAAGATAAAACCGTAAATTTTCCAAATTCAGACCCCGTATTTATTCCTGCGGGGAGCGTCATCAAACCTTCTTCTAGAGAGTGGGGTAGGTTTGGGTACACTCACTCAACTTTAAGGGCTTGTATAGCGCACGCCCACGCAAAGAATGGCGGTGAAGCATGAAGGACTACCCGTTTCTTAAATTATACATAGCAAATTTCCAACGTGACATCATCGGGAAATCATTTGAGCAAATCGGAGAATACATCGTCAATGCTGTTTCAGCATGGATGGATGGTGACACTGATTCAATGCCGTCATGGATGTCTGATGAATACGAGAAATTAGCCGAAAAAAGCCAAAAACTAGCAGAAAACGGCAGGAAAGGAGGACAAGCAAAAGCTAAGCAAATCCTAGCAATTGCTAAGCAAATACCAGAGTTTGCTAAGCAGAGAAGAGAAGAGAAGAGTAGAGAAGATAAGAATAGAGAAGAAATTAATACAATACCCCCCTTACCCCCCAAGGGGTTTGATGAGTTTTGGGAATCATATCCTAAAAAAGTTGGGAAAGCGAAAGCAAAAGATCTTTGGACGAAACTAAAGCCAGATATTGAGGTGACATTATCGGCTCTTTTGTGGCAAAAAGAATCTGATCAATGGACAAGGGATGGTGGACAATTCATACCAAACCCTGCTACATACTTGAGTCAAGGCCGCTGGGATGACGAGAAACCACAAAACACAAGCATGGTAAGCACAATGCAGGCGCAATTCAATCGGCTTTATGGGTCAAATACGGAGGCAATTACGCATGAACGCTAAGATCATAATTTCTACGAATCTTCTAAAAGCATACCACCAAGTCGGAAAATCAATTTCAGACCTTGATTTGCAGGCTAATGTTGAAGACTTCTTTGACTTAACACAGGATATACCCGTAGACTGGCTAGAGAGGTGCTTTAAACACGCTAGAATGCATCACGCCAACATCCCTAGCCCTGCAACAATTCATAGATCCTGGGATAGCTTAAAAGACGATTGGAGGGAATCAAAGAAAAGAGCCGCACTACCAGATCGCTCTCTTGAAAAAAGAGAGATCCACGAATGCAACTTTTGTCCTATCGTTGCGGCAAGATGTGCGGACTATTACGGACTAAGTAGAGACTTCATTGATCTGAATGCATGGCAGAAAGAGTGGCTCAAAGCTCCACCAAGACAAGAAGAGATAGAATGTTTCAATCAAAAAATCTTAGATATTTCAATCGGTGAATATTTAAGAAAATGTTACGCACCAATCTACGGTAAATAAAATGCTACACCACAGAAAAGCAAACGAAATAGACGTTTTTGATCAATTACTAGATGTCATAGCACGAAACAAACTTTCAAATGGGAAAATTCTAAAATCCTGCAATATCAGTAAAGGTAAAATGACACGATGTATCAGGGGTGATGAAAGCCTTTCTATCGGGCAGTTCCAAGAGATCATAGACTTACTTGGTTACGAGCTTGTAATGATGAAGCGAGAAAATGTTGACTTATCAAACCTAAAAGATCCAAGGAAAATGAAACGTGAATTTAAATAAAATGCTTCCAAAGTCATTGGTTGAATCAATAATTGAAATGATCAAAAGCGGAATGACTTCAAAAGAAATAGCTGTTGATCTTGACTTGCCTTTGTATCACATCTATGAAGGTCTAAAGTTTTACGGGTATCCACGAAGAGCAACTGAAATACTTAAAGGACAAAATAAAACAAATTCGTGTCATTGTGGTGCATATAAGAACAAATCAGATGATGAGTGTCCGAATTGTTATTCTATATGCGTTGCAGGACGGCCGCTTTTAATTGAAGATATACGGGTGGTAAATTATGGGCAATAGTGGAATTAAAAAAAGACTCGATTATCTATGGTCTGCGTTAATCAGGAATCGTGCTCGCGATTGTTGCGAAAAGTGCGGTGCTTATGGGGTGCAGGCGCATCATATTTATTCAAGGCGCATAGAGTGCATCAGGTGGAGCCTATTAAATGGAATCGCTTTATGCCCACGGTGTCACACTCAATCAAGCGTATTCTCTGCACACCTAACTCCTGATCTTTTCATGGAGTGGCTAGAGCAGGACAGACCACAAGAGCTAGAAGAACTAAGAGACATAAAAAGACTTAATGAAAAGCTTTATTTAGGAGATTTAGAGCTTTTAGAAAAAAAGTTTAAAATAATTCACAATACCCCTTGTTTTTAGTATTACATGTATGTAAATTACTATAAAGCAAACAAAGGAGAAACAAATGACCGATCTAGAGATTTTCTTAACAATGTACAAGGCTTTTGGTGTTGAGATTCCTTCTCCAAAATTCACAAACGTTGGATTTGTTATTGAGCTTGATAGGTTTACTAGCGAGAAATTCAAACATGGTTTTGGTAAATCACTCGTTAGCTTTGATTCGTGCGGGAAATTTGTTGATCAATATTTTCATGGAGCTGATCAATGACCTTTTCAACTTGTCCGACAGATCAAAAATTTGCAAATGATCCGCAGTATTCAGAAGATGAGCTATGTACTTTGTGTGGATGCGGTGAGCAGGTAGAAGAGACTCACACTGGAATCATGCTTTGTGAGAAGTGCATAGATAAGCTTGGTGATTTTGTGAAGCACGTAGAAGCCGTTGACAATGACGAAGAAGCCACAGATGAAGTATATGTCTTTGAAAATGGCTACTGCGTTTTTGGTGAGTTTAACTTTGTGGAATTCTAATGAATTTATTTGAAAAAATTACAGAAGCAAGAAACATTCTTCTTTCAACAGAAATGAAAAAAAGCGGAAAGAATACTGATGAGATACAAAAAATCAATAAGCGTGCCGAGATTTTTTCGCGTATCACTATTGGGAAATTCTAATGGGTGCGGGTGATACAGACGAATTTATCTCACTTATGGAGGCTGACGATCAAGCCTCTATTGAACTTGAACAAATGACACAAGAGGAGTTTTTGAATGAAATTTAGCGAACTATTGAAAGGTCACTCAATTGAGTGCAAGTCTCAGGAAGAAGTGGACTCTGTTTTGAAGTATGCGGATATTAAGCACAGTTCACAAAATGATGGATATTGTGAGTACCGCAATTATTTAGAGCAGTCTCTTCAAAAGGATATGTATGGATTTTATAAGAGTCGCGAGCCTGGATTTAAGCTTATCACAGTAAAAGAAGCACTAAAGCTTCTAGGAGAGAAAGAAATGGAAGTAGTAAAGAGCATTACACAAGAAGAGCTAAACAAGCTTACTGAAATCAATACTGTTTGGGGTAAGTTTCCTGTTATGCTTGTTTCTGATAATTCAGAGGACGACGCAAAGCGCATTAAAAGAGCACGAATTATAATCTTCTCTGGGACATCTGGATTTATTGCTGTTGGTAGTGGCTATAATGATAAATTCCTTTGTGGTGAAAGGAATTTTGAAACGACTCACTGGAAATACGCAGTACCAAACACCCATAAATCCGCTCGGATGATTCAGATTGAAAAGCTAGAGAAAGAGCTAGAAAAGCTTAAGGGGATGGAAGAATGAATCTAAAAGAATTACAAGACCCTATTGACCATAAATACAGGGTTCAGCAGGCTAAAGAATACGGTGCTAATATCGTTGCCTACATTGACTCACGAGATGTACAGCAAGTCTTAGATGATGTATGTTGCCCTGAGAATTGGCAGGTTAAGTACGAGAGAGAACCGAAAGGAGGACTCTTTGCGCATGTAGGTATTCTTTGTAATGGCGAATGGGTTTGGAAATCCGATGTAGGCACTGAATCAGAAGTGGAAAAAGAAAAAGGCGAAGCATCGGACGCATTTAAACGGGCTGCTGTTATGTGGGGTATCGGACGTTTTCTTTATGATCTCCCAATCATCCATTTAAAGACAAAGCAAAATGCAAAAGGAAAGTATGACCCAGTAGATGAGAAAGGAGCTGTTATTAAGCCTTGGGATATTACACGATACTGCATGAACCGATTTGTAAGAGATCACGGCCCATACCATCGGGTACTAGCCCTAGTGAAAGCAAAGGCCATTACATCTGAAAATGTCAAATTAGTTCTCGCTCAAAACGGATACGACAATTGGAATTGTATTGAAGGGCTTGAAGATCAGAAGTCAATGCTGTCTGAAATCAAAGCTTTTATTGAGAGACAAAATGCGATTCCAAGCTAAAAAGAATGGTCAAAAGTTAGAGCTTATAGACAACTCTTGGCCTTTCGTTTTGTCTAACCTCAAGGATGGTATCAAGTATGAAATCATAATCAAGCGATTCTCAAAGCATCGGACTAACAAACAAATTTCCACCTACCATATGTTACGGGCTTGGTGGGTTGACATGATGCTAGAAGATGGGAACATTTATTCACCGATTGAATCCGAATATTGGTTTAAAGAGTGGATAGGATGGATGCAGGAAAGTGAGTTCATTGATAAAGACGGGGAAGTCCACACAAAGTTAATCCCAAAGAGTATACACAATTTGACGACTCTTGAGATGAGCGCACTATACAAGATGATAGTAGACAGGGCACATGATTGGTGGCCGGGTTGTATCGTTCCTGTGGTTGAATTCACATAAACAAAAAGGAGAAATGAGAATGGAAAAGATTTTTTGCGGTGATGGGAAATCATTCGGACAATTTGAATCTGTGAAGCTCAATATTTGCTTATCGGATATTCCACCAGAGTACAGACAGAAAGCGAAGAACGGAAAGACCTACGCTACTTTAGTTCTTAGCCGAAAGAAAGGGCCTGACCAATACGGAAAAACGCACTACATAGAAGTAGACACATGGAAGCAAACAGGAGAGCCAAAGAAACAGAATTTCTCAAACCCTCTTGATGAGACTATGGAATTTAACCAAGATCATGGAAACCATGATGATATGCCTTTTTAGCTAGTCCCAATCCCTACCTAGCTAAATACCCGCATAATGCTTTGACCTAATGATAGGCATTGTGCGGGACTCTTTTGGAGACACTATGACACAGACAATAAGCCCACAGACTTTGAAAGTCATGAACCGCCTAAAGGTTAAGTGGCATTCAAACTTGAAGATCTCTAAAGACTTGAATGTCACGAGCGCAAGTAAAGCCATAAGTAGAATTAGAAAGCTGTGCTTACTTGGTCAAATAAATTTCACTCTAAAAGAGCGAATATTACCATGCGAAAATGGATGGTACAAAGAATTTTATCTTTCAAAAAATAAGGTTAAAAAATGATTGACTACATAGAAAAAGCGATGAGAACAAATACCGATGATGGAGGTCCACTGTCAAGAATCTTGCAAGACAATGACCTACTTCAATTGATGCACGCATGTATTGGTGTTTCAACTGAGGCGGGAGAGTTGATAGACCCAGTTAAAAAAGCGGTATTCTATGGAGCCTCAATTGATAAAATCAATTTGATGGAAGAGGTAGGGGACGTACTTTGGTATTGTGCTATCATCCTACGATACACAGGACACACATTTGATGATGCCATGGAGCGTAATATTTCAAAGCTTCAAAAAAGATACCCTGATAAATTCACAGAAGAAAATGCCACAAAAAGAGATCTGAAAAAAGAACGAATTGAACTTGAAAAGGTTAGAATCATATGACACGAAAAGAACGAATCAAAGTAGCATCAAAGCTTAAAAAGAAACGCGAAAGTTTAGGACACACTCAAACCGAATGTTCTGAAATCTTAGGTGTAAGCGGGTGTGCTCGTATTTCTAATTGGGAGCGTGGCATTATTGTACCTAGCTCTTTAGTTGCAAATGCTATCCAAAAGTATTTAGAGCTGTGATAGTAAAGGTTCCTTTATTCGTGAAAGTTGGAACATCTAAAAAGGTGTATCTAAATATGAACACATACAGGAACCTGCACTACTTTACAAGCAATCTTTTAAAAAAAGAAGTGAAGCGGATAGTACAAAGCCAAGTGATCGGAGAGATAGACTGGCCTTGTGTGGTTGAGATAGTCCTGATAGTACCTGATAAAAGAAGAAGAGACCTATCTAACTTTTGCTCTGTAGCTGACAAAATGGTATGCGATGCTTTAGTGGAAATCGGGGCTATTCCAGACGATAGCACAGACTATATAAAAGAAGTACGATACCTTTTTGGAGGCATAGACAAAGTAAATAGTGGTTTTTTAATAAGAGTATCAAAAAAAGATTAAAATAAATTCACCTGTGTTCTCTGGAAAACAAGCTAATTAAGCGGGTAACTAAAAATTACTCGCTTTTTTATTGTCTGATTGAAAGAAAAGTGTTGACGAAGTGTTTTTATAGTGATATATTGTATTCATCAACGAAACGAAACACTGAACCAAAGGATACACCATGAAACACTAGCCAAACTCACCCCTGAAAGCGTAACCAGCTTCGCAACTGGCAGGGGGATAACTTTTCACCAAAGGAACGAAATGAAGAAAACAAAACTCAACGATCGCCGAGCACTCACAGAAGCGCAAGACAAACGGATTCTAAAACTCTTCAAAGACGGATACTCAGCCTCAGTAATACAAGAGCGATTCTACCCGACAGTATCTGTGATGGCAATTTACAGGGCAAGAACGAGGGCTGAGAAATGACGAAGCAACAGCTATTCCCATCAGTCATGATAATTCTGAGTGGCTGTTCTGCAATCGCAAACGTTCAGGCTAAAAATTGGAATCTCGTTATTTACTGGATTTCAGCCGCAATTTTAACCGCCTCAGTGACTTTTAAGATAGGGTAGACGCATGCAGAAAGAAAACAGAAAAGCAAAGCTATATGGTGACTTCTTGATAGCGATTATCGTTATGCTACTAGGGGCTGCTGTAATCAAATCGATTTTTATTTCACTCAAAATTTTAGAGGTTATCCAATGAACGAAATTCGCGAATACCTAAAGAAATTCAACGCCTGTGAAGAAGGTTATGACTGGGCTGTGGAAAGCTGTACAACCATGCAAGAAGTATGGGACACCTGTAAACCTGAGTGGCTAATCTGGCTAGCAACCGATACAGATTGCACAACTGACAGAGAAAAGCACGAGTTCGGATTAGCAGCAGCACAGCAAGTTGAGCACCTGATGACAGACCAGCGCAGTAAAGACGCTTTGAAAGTAAAGCGTAGGTGGTTGGATGGAGCAGCTACGGATGAAGAGTTTGAGACAGCACGGGAAGCAGCATGGGCAGCAGCACGGGTAGCAGCATGGGCAGCACGGGTAGCAGCACGGGAAGCAGCAGGGGCAGCACGGGCAGCACTGGAAGTAGCAGGGGCAGCACGGGCAGCAGCAGGGGCAGCAGCATGGGCAACAGCACGGGCAGTAGGGGAAGTAGCACAGGCAGCACGGTCAGCAGGGGCGGCAGCACGGGATACCCAAGCAAAATGGATTCGGGATAACCTAAAACCGAACTTTACAAGAGGTGCAAAATGATTCGCCCACTAATCGCAGTACAAATAATCCTCTCGATCCTGACAGCTTTATCTTACCACTTCGGACAAGAGTATGAAAAGATGGCTAATCTTTTATGGGGAATTTTCGCCGTAGTCTTGATCACGGTTCTGATCGTCTGGGAGCTTATGGATTCAAAAGGAACGGACCGTCCACAGGATGGAGAGGAGACACGAACATGAAATACCTATTCCCAATCCTGCTAATAATTGCCCTCGCCATCGGATACTTCTACGAGCATGAAGAAGGCCCGTACAAACCGAAAGTGCAGGAGATTCCAAGCGAGGTGAGAGACCAAGCCCGTGAAATTTTGAGAGAATATTTGAAAGACAACTGGATCGCTTTGGCGTTCTTATAGGAGAATTGAAGATGAACAAGCAGCAAGGATACACACCTCAAGAATGGATAAAAGCGTTTGGGTTGATTAGCCCTATTGGATTGATAGATAGAGAGGGGACAGTTTGTGGTATTAGTAGTTCTGAGTTATGGCTAGTTGACTTTTATTACCTACTTGGTGAGGATCCTCTAGAAAAGACAAGAATAACCCTCTCCACCAACACCATAGTTAATCACCTGCTTACTGCGTTGACTCCATTAGTTTGCGGCGGTATCAAATTCAAGTTTGCAAAGGCTGATTTTGATGAGGTTTATTTTGGGCACGGAATCAAAGGGCTAACTCCAAAACTCTTTAAACTAGCTCAACCTGCCCTAGCTAAACTAATCAACCAAGACACTTACACAAAAACAGCTAACGGATGGGAAAAGCAACCATGAGCAAGCAACAAGAATTAATCGAAGCAGTCCGCAAAGGCGAGTCGGTCCGAATCATTCGGGGTGAAGTTGACGGCATGAAGGTTTTTGAGTGGATTGAGAAGAATCTGCCAGAGGTTAGATTGATGTCAACACCAACAAAGCCACTATGTGAAAAAGAGATTGAATATAGGTATCTATATATCGGATACATGGGTTTCCCAATGAGCCTAACATTCAGTATTGTGGATGTGCGTGAAGCTAAATACACCTTCCAAGCCTCCGACCTCCTAGACTACGACCGACAAGGCCCGATCATTGAGCGTCATGGGAAGCACTGGCAGGAAGTTGTACCTGGGCAGATTATTAGGGGTGAGGTAGAGTGTTTGCTGTGGAATGAAAACCCTAAGCACTCAATAAGTATACTTTCTGGAGTCAGTTCTATCATCCCAAAATCACAGGACGGATATAATTGGATCGTTCGTTCAGGTTGGAACCACCTAGCCCTACCAGTAGCCCCACCAGCCCCAAAGAAGATCACGATGTCAGAGCTTATGGAGCTTGTCGGTGATGTGCTGAAGGAAAAGATCGGCGGGGAGTTTGAGATTGTGGGGGATGGGGTATGAAAAAGTATCGGACAGGCAAAGAATGCAAGAAAACGAATTGCAAAAGGCACGAGAACTACCTAGCATGGTCGCTCGGTGACAGCGAGCTGAGTATTTGCATTTCATGTAAATGGGCGTTTGTTTCTCAATATGAGCCAAATGCTAAGAAGCCCACCACAGGGCGGGGGGAGGAGGTATGAAGATATTCCAAGAGCAGTCTGAAGGCGAATCACGTCTTGAATACTTGTTGACGGTGGCAGTAGCCTACATTTATGACAATCCTGAATCCACGATATTCTATGATGATGCAGAATGCGATGGGTACTGTTTAGCGGAAGAACTTGAAAACGAATTGAATAGCTTGACAGCTAAGAAGCCCACCACAGGGCGGGGAGAGGAAAATGGAAAATGAAACGAAGTGCCCTTTGTGCGAATTTAAGGACTTGAGACTACGGGCATATGATCACGATATAGGAATCATCATCGCTTCCCTCAAGAAAGAGAATGAATCTCAAAAGTCAACGATACGAAATGTCTTTAATGACCTTGAATGTGGGTATGATAACGGAATGATCCAAACCAAGATGAAGAACAAAAGTTATTCAACTGATAAATGGGGCAACCCAACCAAGGGGGAGTCATGAACCGATATGATAAAGCAAACATTGCATACAAGATCGATGGATACCTATTCCCGGGTGGGTCGTTTGAGGATGCGAAAAAAGAGTTACGAAATATTATTCTACGTGAAATAGATTTAGTAGATGAATTGACCGAGGAAATGTATTTGCATTCAAAGAAAAATTGGTTTAGATCGTGATTGAGAAACAGTTTAACGAATGGGATTGACGATGAGTGTCGTCTATCCACAAGTTATACAATATTGGAGGACAATATGAAATGGGACTTAGGGAATGAACGAGAAGATTTCCAGGTTGGTGACAAAGTGGTAACGCGTAGCGATATGGGAAGTTTTAATTTAACAATTACTGCTATCCATAATAAACATTATTGTACGTGTAAGGGTTACGGAAAATCACGCCACTTTAACCTAAATGTCCTCCAACATCGTATAACAGCAGATACACAAAATTAAAACTTCGTGTATCTTCATGACGTTAGATGAAAAGGAATAGCTAAATGATAAAGTTCGGATTTTTAAAGTTTGAGAATGAAGTTGATGATGTTTATTTATTGCCGACAATTTGTTTCGGTAAATATCATTCAACTAATGGATGGGGGTGTGGTATTGGAATCAAGTTTTTAAAACTGAGCATGGCAATAAGGTTTTTATATCCCGCATCATCATCTAACAGCGAATAAACGAAATTAAAACTTCGTGTATCTGCGGAACGTTATATTCAATTTTGCGATAAAGAGCCATCGTCCATGCTGGCAAGAAAGGAGAAGGAAACGTGAAAATAATAACTGAAATTAAAGTTATTGAAATTGAAGAAGATATATATGAACTAGCACAGGTAGTCAACAACCGCAATAATCGTTTTATTGAGTTTGGCGGTAAGCCAATATCTATTGAGACTGTTAGAGAGTTAATTAAGGGCCGTAGGTTTGTTGACACCAAAAGAGGATTGGATATAGTTTTAGGTTGTTCGTAGGAAGCAGGTGAAATATTACAGATACAGTATGATGCCTATGAAAATATGTCTCAAAGATTGGAGGATTTATATAAAGAAAATAAGGATATAAAGGGGCGTTTTAATAGTGTGCTTAATGCGAAACTTTGGGCAAGATTAAAATATGTCTTTACCGGTGTAAAAGAAGAGAAGACCGCCATCCACGGCTGAATCAAATAACATCGCCTAACAGCGAATATATAGACATTAAAACGTCACATATTCGCAGGACGTTAGGTGAAATTATTTGATTTAAGATCCAGCGTCCATGCTGGCAAGAAAGGAGAAGAGATGAATGGTAAGCAAAAAAGTCAAGATAAAGATTACCCAAGATAATGACATCCCGGCGTTTGCGGCATTTGTTGCGACAACTGCAAATAGTGGGGAGGCGTGGTTTAAACTGAATATAAACGCAACCTTATGGGCCTGTGTTGAAAATGAAGAATTAGAGTTTTTTGATATTCTGTCAGAAAATACGGTACACGAAATGATGCATGCTTTTCAGGAGTTGTATAAGCGGGTGTTTGACGAAGAAGAAATTGAAAACGCAATATTACAAGCCCGTGAGAATTATAACGCAGAGGAAGAGGCCATCCGTGGCCGAGTCGCAAACGGCACATAACAGCGAATAAACGAAATTAAAACTTCGCATATTCGCAGGACGTTATGTGAAATTCAAAGGAAAACATGAGCAAGAAATTTAAAAAGCTATTCAGTCAAAAATCAATTCGTGTCACGGTTCACTATACTGAGGGTGGTAGTAATCTCGACCTTATAAGCGGTGAAGAGCTGTATCAGGCTTTTAAAGAGCGATTGTTAGAAGAACTTAAGTTGAAATGAGGCAACAAAGTGAATATATCTAGAAAACTAATTAGGCAAATGAATATTATTGCTGACTCATGCGATGAGTTCCTAGAAAAGCATGGAATCACAGACGAAAAAAACATAAGTGCACTACCTAACTATAAGCATAAATTGAGTAATTTTGGCTATACATATAGGGGGTGTGCTGTTGAATCTACAGGTTGTTTGAATGGAGACTTTGTTTTTCAAGCAAGCGTCACTGCGATAAAAGATGGTAAAATTATTATGTATAAGTTCCAAATAACACAATACAATAAGATGAAATCAATAGTCCCTAAGTCTATGTAGCTGGCTTTCGAGCTTGTATATAGGCTTAGGACTCATAGTAATATGCTGGAATTTATCAGCCGACACACAAGGCTCGTTCCATGATTTCTTAGCATCAGAAGATATGCGAAGACTATAATAGACTAATGACGAATCCCAACTATCCATTACTTTGCAGGCATCATCGGCTAGACCTGCTCTCAGTAGCTCATCAGACCACCTACGATTCCTTTGTTTTGTGACATAGCAGTTATCATGGAATAGAAAGAAAATGAGCGCAAACAGTCCGCTAGAGCCGTTGTTGACTATTCCCTGTAGTTTAGTCGGAACTGATCCTAAGTCAGTAATCGCACCTTTAAGAAAATAAAAGTTTTCCCAAAGGCCATCCACTAAGATGCTAGCAGACCAGTCATCAATGAACACCCAGTCTTTCCCTTCAATTTTACCTAAAGGGATTGGAAGATTGAAACGAACGTCTAGGAGCTTCATGGTATACCATTGTATTGGCAATGTATGTGGTTTGGTTCAATCACGAATATAGTACCATTCGGCACTCTTTCTTTTTTATGAATACTTGCAATAATCGCTTTTGCAATATCAAAATCTTGTGGGCTTATGCTTGAACTATCACCGTCTAAATCTTTCAATCTAAAATCAAAAGCATATCCGATATAGTGCCTACTCTGTGGTGTAGAATGAGCTGAATCTGAACCGCTTGTAATTGTGATTTCATAGCCGAAATCTTTTTGGCAATGGTCATCTACACACCGCATTATAAAAAGAACTTCAGCACATGGCAATTTCACATTCTTACAAAATTTCATACTTCCTCACAAGTGCTCTTTAACGTGTCCTAGAATCAGGTTAACTTTCTCTTCTATATCTTTTATTCTTGGGAATATCTCATCAAGTTGTTTTTGTGCTTCTCTGAGCTGAGATGCCAAGACTCTGATGTCAGCCGTGTGACTAGAGATTGACTCACGGTTTGTCTCACCGTAATCGCAAGATTTTCTACCAACTCTAGGAGCTTTAGCTTTTCTTCTAGCCGCATCAAATACCCACTTGCCCAAAAGTGCGATAAGTCCAGCTACAAAAACTTGAACGGCATCCATTAATTGTGGGTTCACTCATTTCTTCCTCTCACATAAAGATAAATTTTATCTAACCATATCAATGGAAAAACAAGTACAAGTTATTGAAGTTCCTGCGTCAGTTGCGCTCCAAAAAACGTCAACGGCTTGTACACCAGTTAAATCCAAAGACACGTCACCAAGTGTCGTCATGGGTTGAATATGGATCAATTGCGATCCTGCCACATTAGAGGATTGATGCTCCCAAATCGCCTGCCCACCGATTGTCCCAGGAGCCCCAGTAGTGCGAGTGCTTATTTTAAAATGCAGTCTCCACCATGAGTTAGTGTTGTTTGCGTCAAGTGGAAAAGATCCAGTAGTTCTGAATGTAGTTCCACCAAGCCTTATTTCTACCGTAGCATTTCCAGCGGCCGCATCTGTTGTGTAATATCCACATAGATAAACTTCTATTCCAGCTCCAAGCGTGTTTAAGCGGTTAGCTCCAATAGATCTATCTCCTGCACCAGTTCCAGCAAGTGAAACAGCGGTTTGAATTCCTGCTCTTGTGACTGTGGAATATTGGTTGAATATGTTTCCGTTAAGTTGTTCCGTGGTGGATGACTTGACTGATTCAGCACCACCGTTTGCAGTGAGTAGGCCAGAAAATAACCCAGTGCTAGTCCCAATAAAGGGAACTCGCAATGTAAAGTCCGTGACGAGTCTACCAACCCCACGAGTAGCAGAAGCCCAAAAAGTAGCAGCAGTACTGGCGTCATTAAGTGATCTGAATTGCAAACCGTCAGCATTAACGACTATATCCCATTTCTTTTCGTCTACTGCGCTAGATATGCGATTTAGTGTGTAATTTGGCTCCACGGATTCAGCCTGAAATCCAGTGGTTCCAGTTGATTTAACTAATGTGCTGAATGTACCAGTAGTTGAGGCTATCCCATCGCTTGCAGTGAGTAGGCCGTCAGTGTCAAGCCTCATAAGTTCAACATCGCTTGAGTTTTTCCACACGAAATATGACTTCACTGCATCATATATCACCCCGAATTTACCGATGACGGTATCTACGTTTGTAGATGGACGAACACCGAAATTATGTAGGATTCCTAATCCAGTGGCAATAGCGGCCTGAGTTGTCTTTCCGATAAATTTTGAAGATTGAGTCGGGGTTGTGTTAGACGCTTGTGATTCAATGCTTGCGATAATTTCAGGATTTATTTGATTTGTTGAAAGGTTATAGATAGAAGAAGACGCACCAGCGTTCGTCGACATACCACCATGCACCACTAAAAATGCAGTAGGATCTCCACCATAGCCAACATTCAACTGTTTTGCGGCTCTGTCAAAATCCAAGATAGCGTTAGTGCCATCTGTAATAGTAAAATCACTATTGTTTATTATCAAATTTCCGGTCATTGTCCCACCAGCCAATTGAAGATAATCAGCTAGAGTGGTATTTAAATTCACTAGCTCATATAAGCCAGTAGAAGAATTCCATTTTATGATGTCTCCATCAATTGGAGAATCTGCGGATACATTGCTCAATTCATTTAGATAATGATTAGGTGAAATTTTCACATATATTGAACCCTCAACAGCATGAGAGCGAACACATATACCAACAAAAACTTCTCTGTTTGGCTTTGCTGGCTTTACATTTACGATTTCTCCTTTATTCACACCAAGATAAAGGCGGTCGCCATCACTAAACAAACTTGTATCAATGTCTCGCACTAATCCGAAAGAAGTATAGAACCCTGTGTTATTGCTCAAAATATCTTGAGTAGCTATGCCGATTGTACAAGCAGAAGCTAATGAATTATCAGCTTCGGCAAGGTCAACCTCTATTCTCTGTCCTGCTGCACCTATTATGTATACCGCTGATCCATTAGGATTATCCAAGCCGCTAGAATTCTTTGCTTTTAGTAGGATCTCTTGACCGTCTTGAAGTTTAACACCGTCAGCCAAATCTGTTGTTTTTGTTCCGTCCGTAGCATCCCAATAAGTGCGCCCCTCTACATGATCCAATGATCCTGGACTCGTATTAAAATCTATGTATTCAACATTTTTAATAGGGTTATTAGCCACATCTAAAGGAGTGCTTAGAGTAACAGTAGAGCCATCATCTGTTATTGAACCATCTTCTAAGGTCTCAGCACCGCTTGCAACGGGTATTATATTATCTGTAAGCGTACCTCTTAAATTGCCACTACCAGCACCAGAAGATGGAGCACCTAAATAAACATCTTCATGTGAATCTATTGGATTATCATTATTATCTACGATAAAAATATCATAATGAATAGTATCGTCTAACTTGAATTGAGCACGGCCATCCGTTCCAATAATCACAGGTTGAGTGATTAGTGAATCACTCTCATTATACACAGGAGCCTCATCACTTGTTCCCGTGTAAAAAGCGGTAATTTTACCACCAGCATTAAACACAACCCCCTCAGAAATGGAGTTCTTTAAATACACTTGATCAAACCAATTGGGATACAGAGTAGCCATTATAAGCCTCTTTTGATGATAACATCTACGTTAATTGTAAAGCCAGCGGTTAGAGCACTATCATATACTGCAGTTGAATATTTTGTAGTTGTATAAGCAAGATCTAGGCTACTACTTACTTTTGGCATGTTAGATGTTCCAAGTGTAGGCCATATAGCAGTCATTTGCCAAGCAGACCTAGATTCAGACGTGCTACCAAATAGAAGGAATTTACTTGATGTTAGATCTATGGCTAAAGATTGTCCAGTACTTGCTTGGCTAGTAACTTGAGAAAGAAATGACAGATCAGTCATTGGAGCAACCATATCGGAATCTTGAACAGTATGATTTTTACTTATGTACTTATGAACCGCATAGTTAGCGGCAAACGTACCAACACCGCTAACATTATTTTTAATCGTTTTAAACTCAGCGTCAGCGCTTCCAATAAACTTAATACCGTCTAGAGAAACATTGTTTACAGCCGTGTTTGCGCCGTAGGCTAGAAACTCTATATATCCAGTTTCAACAGTAGCAACCCTTGAGCATGTAACGAGAAAATTTGAAATAAACACATTCTGAATCAATGAAGCTGAATCAAAAATAGAAAGCTTTGTTGCTGAAATTGAACCGCCATTAATTATAATATTTCCAGTTGAATTAAAAATTCCCCCTGAAAAACTACAGTTATAAAGTTGTACACTATTCAATAGAGACGTTGATCTTATAGAGCATCCATTAAAAATATTTGTCCCAAAAGTAGTTGAAACTCCATTCGTGAATTCCACATTATTAGCAGTAAAACTAGATGTGTATCCATTAGCAAATGAACTAACAGCACCTCCTAACTTTCCGCCATTCAGAACAACATCAATGGAGTTTGCGCCAATAGTCGCCCCTGTTCCAGATGAATTTGTATACACAAGATCATAACATTTAACACTTCCATTAAACGTCAATGCAGACGATCCAGAGATGGATCTATTTTCTCCGTCAAGAATAGCATTAGAAGCAACAGCGCAATTCAACGCGTCTTGGATTGAATCAAACCAAGAAACCTTTATTCTATCTGTTTTCAATAGAGTAAGAGTTCCAGAGGTGATAAAGAACGTGCTAGACTTTGAGCAAGACACATCATAAAGAGTCACGCCACTATTAGTGATAAGATTAGACGCACTGCTAAATTCGTTAGGGCTTTGTGTCGCCTGTGTATATGATCCTAATGTAATATCTCTCTGATCCCAGATCAGCTTATTACCATAAGAAGAACACGACCCATGAGCATTAGCTAAAACAGTTGCAATAGCAGAGCCGTCATCAAAATAACTGAGATTAACATCTTTTCCAGTACCGAATGCAAATAATGATCCACGTAATCCACCCTTTACAGTGTCAAACTCTTGAAGCTCAATTGTCGCAGTAGGAGTTATATATCCACCGCCAATAATTGAGATATTAGTTTCAGGATACCATGAGCCAATAGATAATCCTTCTGAAATTATGATCTTATTTGATATGCAAGCACCGCCTGAAAGTGCGGAGGAATTCTGTGAATCTGAATTGCTAGAATTAGCCCCATACCAAAGAGCATTTGCAGAGCTATCAATGATAGACTCGCTAACATCCAAAACAACGGCTCCAGTTGATCCGCTAGATTGCAACTTTGCAGAAAGCTTTATTGAATAACCTTTAGTTGGCTTTAGTGTGTATGTTGTTCCAGCGGTCGTATTATTAAAATAGACCCCATCTTCAATATCTAAATCAACTCCGACACTTTGTATATAATCACCTACACAACTATAAACGCCAGACACTAAAGCAAGAGTTCTTGAAACAGCGGTATTGCCAACCATCCACCCTACTATAGTGGTAATGATTGAGTTAGCTTGAGCCGATGTATTAGGAAGTAACCCGAATACACGACAATCAACAATAGAGCCTAGATTACATATCCAAGATCCAGTAGATACACCAGTCTTTTTGATGATCGTTCCACCATTATCCACATTCAAATCAGAAGCGTTCCAAACGTATCCACGGGCAAACATATCACCGCTTGCATAGTATCCCAAAACATCGACACTTCCAACCG